CATCAAGTGGATCACTATCTACTTCAATAAATCCGTTTGATGTATTTATCTTTGCTTTAAAGGTCATACCATCAGCTCCATATCTGTTTTTCATAATATGGAAGCGCCCTGTACCTTCAATTTTATCTTTACGCTTACGGGCTAAGGATATAATTATATCCCCAATCATTATTTTATCATATGATCCAGCTGCATTATCACCTTCAATAATGTCGGATTTAGCCGCTGTTCTATTTGCTTGTGATGGAGATACAATAGGTATACCCTTTTCTTTACCAAATGCTTTAGCAGCTACGTAAACATCATCAATTTCATCTTTACGTTCTTTTCTACCCTTAGTGCGCATATAATCTAGGTAATCGATGATAATTAAATCGGGTTTAAAATCATTTTGATGCTCTAACTGCTGCAAATGTGCCTCTATAGTATCAAATGATGCTCTTTTAGGTGGGTATTCTTTAATGATTACTTTACCCTTTACTTTACCCACTATTGCATCCAACTCTTTACGGTGTAAATGTAATTTATCTACCTCAATACCAGAGAATATAGCATCGTAGCGTTTACCAATGTACCCTTCGCCTAGCTCTAATGAGTAGTGTACCACATTGTACCCTAATGCTGCTGCATAAGCACCCATTGCCGTTACGGCCCATGATTTACCGCCACCTGGGTTACCAAATACTAGTACTAAATCGCCCTTACCATATCCACCTTGTGTTAATTCATTAAATGTAGGCCAAGGAAACGGAATACAGCTACGATCATCCTCGCGATATCTAGCTTCAATATCTAAATTGTAATCTAATCCTACTGTTTTATCCTCGCCTGCTCGTACTGCTTTACCAATTAATTGTAAAATGCTATCAAAATCATTCATTTCAAGTAACTGAACTGAATTTAAGATTGCTTTTTTAACTTGTTGATTGCGGCAGAAATTACTAAATTCAGATTCAACCCATTCTAAATCAGATTGATCTGACATTTTATATGCCTCTTTAAGCGCCTCAGCAATTGATATTCTTAATACTTCATTTTCAATTTTCTTAACCTCAATAGACATTGTCTCTACTGTAGGTGTAGTGTGATATTCTCCAAAGTATTTTTGAACGTACTCTACAACCCATTTATGAGCAGACGATTCAAAATACTCTGAATCAAGTGAATCAATAATATTAATTAGGAACTGTCGTTGTGTTAGTAAGGCACCTAATACCTTAACTTGGAATACAGGTCCGTATGTGGAAAGTTTTTGTAAAGTCGTCATAACCTAAATTTATTTAAAAGAGTTTAGATAACCAAATAATTGTGTTAACCAAGAGGATACATTAGGAATACTTTCTCCTAATTTATCATTATGATATAACTGAATAAAGATTGGTAAATTTAAACTATATGAGTTGTTAAATGCATCTTTTACCAGTTGCTTATTTTCAGGTGATAGGAAGTCTCCATCTAAAGACATTAACTGTTGATTAATATACAGTTGACGACTTCTTTCTACAACAGATAAATATAATTTATTTTCATTAATTAATCCTGCTGATTTTTCAATTATACTATCTAAAGTAACTTTATTACCTGTTAATTCTGGGAATAGTTTAATTAGCTTTTTAGGTCCTAAACCAGTAACCCCAGGAACGTTATCAGATGCATCACCTAATAATATCTTATAATTTATAAAATTAATGCTGCTTACCCCAAATTCCTCAAGTACATCTTTTGGAGTATATATTTTCTTTTTAGTAGGAGAATATAATGATACTTTAGAAGATACTAATTGAAGGAAGTCCTTATCAGCAGACATAATAGTTACCTTAGAAGTTTCACTATGTTTTTCAAATGATCAATATAGAGTAATTAGTCATTCGGTTTGTATTTCTATTTGCCTTATAGTCAGGAAATAGATTTCGTCTTGCGTTTGAACCTCCAACACCGTCAAATACGATAATTACTTTAGTAGGATCACACATACGAATAGTGTATCCTATTGATTTTAAAAATCCTGTCAAACCACCAATATGATGTCCGTCAGGATTTATATGATTGATCATTGTAAACGACCTTAAAAATGTATTAAGGCCGTCTACGATCAATATTGAATTAAGTTCTTTGCGTATATCTGGCTGTATGTTAGAGAGTAATTGTTCATATTTACTCTTCTGCATCAGTGTCGATTATATCTTTTATGTTTTCTTCCATTTCGCTTTCTTCAACAACATCAAAATCAGTTGATCCTAAGATTTGCAACCACTCTTTTGAGTGTGCTTTCTTATATTCATCAATTGCTTTTTTATCGTCTTCAATAAAGCCGTGAACTGTCATTACTACAGTTCCTTTTGTTTGTACTCCAGTAACGTGGTTTTTATCAGCTGATATTTTAGTGCGTTTAGCAAATTCAACATCTTTACCATCCTTAGTTGCTTTAATCTTACTTGTACCACTATTGGTTACATTACCAAAGGTAATTACAAATGAAGAATCAAAGAACATAGTATCACCACCCTTATTTTTCAATTTAGGCATTTCCATTGGTGAATTTGGTTTAGCAACCCAAACCTTATTTACAGCAACGAATGTGTTAGTGTATGGTTGATTTTCTTTACGTGATAAAATAATCTTCTGATTGATAAAATTACCAAATTGTTGAGACATTGCTCCAGCATTCCACTCGTTGTTATTTTTATTTGATTCAATAGACAAACGACATGGTACTGATCCAACTGAATCCCATAGGAATAATAAATCAAATGGTAATTTACCTTTTGCTTGCTCGTTGAGTAGATCAGCAATAAATGCTGCTACATCCTCAATTGTATTGAGCGATCCTCTATCTACATAGATGAAGAAACCTTTATAATCTGTAATTTCACCTGTTTCTTTATCAACTACAGGATCCATTTCAAATCCCATTTGTTGAGCATGCTCCCAATTCCATTTCATCTCAGTAACAATAAAGACAGGCAATACACCCATCTTTTGTGCTGCTACTGCTGCCTCAAGCATCGCTGTTGTTTTACCTGTATCCGAGTGGCCACGTAACAAGGTTATGTGGCCCATCGGAATACCAGGAATAGACAGTACATCTTGAAACGCTTTCGAAAGTGGGATCCACTTTTGAGGTTTAAATTTTACAGACTGATCTAGAAATTTAGATTTCTTGAAAGCGTCAATATCAAAGGACTTTTTTAGTGACTCAGATACTACTGAGGTCAAACTACTGTCTTTTTTTGCCATAATTAATCATTAAATAAGTTGTCAAATTTGTCAGCGTTGCTAGTTTTAGCAGCGTTGTTTTCTAAAGTGTAAGCTGGTGTTACTGGCTTGTTGATCTCATTTAAGAAATCATCCTCTTCATCTTCATCTTTCGATGCGATTGGAGATTCAGTAGCAGCTTCGTCTTCAGGATTTAACCACTTAGATAAGATGTCTTTTAAGGCATCGTAAGTGTACTTACGATTGATTCCTAAGATGTCAGGTTGTTCATCAAGCAATTTTGTTACGAGAGCAGCATCTTCTGAAATAGGAGATGTTTTAGGTTTTACACGTAAATTACATTTAATACCTTTTCTACCAGCAATTACATCTTCAGTAGCCTCAATTGTAAAGTCTCTACCATCTGTGATGTCAGTAAAATCACCATAATCATCATCAGCAGCGATACCAACGAGTTGATCATTAGTTAATTTACCAAATTCCCACAAACGAGCTCCTAAATGCTCTTCACCACGTACTACTACAGCAGCAAAGAAACGAGATTTAGGTTCGATTTTTTTAGCTAATTGCCAATCTTCCTTATCAGCTGATTTGCGCAATTGTTTTGCAAAATCAGCGATTGGATCAGCCTCTTTCCAATTGGTAAGAGCCAGAATTGGTCCTTTAGCAAATCCGTAATGGAATTGTACCTCACGGATAGGCCATGTCTTATCATACTTGTTAGGTAGGATACGTACTTGGTACTTGCCTGGTTTTGGTTTAAAGAAAATTTTAGTGTAATCAATTTTTTCACGGGTTTGATTTCCCTTGTTTTGAGCAGCGGCCAATTTCTGCTTAGCCAAATTTAAATCCATAACTGTTTTATTTTAAAATTAAATATACAACCTAATCTTTAAACTACCAAATTATCTAGCAGACAAATCTATGATCTTGTGGATTGCTGTATCTAATTTGCGCAGTTCAGGGCCGTTAGTGAGCAGTATACTATTTTTATAGTCGTGCCAATTAACGATATATTTAGTATCCAGTACACCTCCGTTTAGTTTCTTAATTAATGTATTAAGAGCATTAATGGTGTACAGTGTATTACTTTCTTTTTTGCGATGTAACAATATTGTGTTTGGTAACGGAGCATCAGACATATTACCCATATCAATATTATATGTACACATAAGTTCTTCGCTTTGAGGTGACTCAAGAATGAATATCTTATTATACAATATTGAATAGCGACGATTGATCGTGGTAATTACCGACTCTATTTCGTCCTTTGAGGTAAATGTGCAGAATAGTTTGTTCAAATCGTAAAATGTATTGTCCATCATAAATATTTATATTTTTTTCAAACCATGATATGTGATACCTTGTTTAATACCAACGGGGTATTCAAGTATATCTACAATTTCTTGTAATATGTCTCCATCCTCTTTAGCGTAATCAAATAAAAACGCATCATAGGTATACAGAACTAATTTAGTTTTTTTATCCTCTAAATATTTTAATATTAATTCTAATAATGTTATATTTGTTGCTGTTTCTGCGCTTTGAACGACGTAATTTAATAATTTAGCAGGTATCATATCAGGTAGCTCAATGCGTTTAAACGTTTTATTTTTAGTTGTTATGTAGCCACTACCTTTAAAGTCATCCCATAGCTCATCTGTAAATGTTGCTACATCTTTAAAAAATGGTTTATCACGATATTCGCTCCATACACCACCGTATAATTGTTTGAATGTTAATTCTTTGGCCTCTTGTGCACTTACACCAAGTAATCCACCTAAATAATCGTATGTATTTTGATCTTTAGGAAATTTAAAATCAATCATCTTACCTATCAAACGTGGGTGATATCCCTGAAAATCCATCTCAACAAATTTATCATTTGTAGGTTTATAGCACTCACGCTCGCCATTATCTTTATTTAATGCAGCATAGTTAGTATTATTAAATGTATTTGAGGGGCGTGAGGTAGTGGTGTATAAATTATATTGAGTATATACTTTACCTTTATGTAAATTAAATTCTGGGTATTGTAGTTTGTCCTTATAGAAATCAACAAAGCATGTTTTATCAACCTTTATACCATTTTTTTCAATTTGATAAAATACATGAGTAGTATGGAAATTTTGAAATTGAAGCTGTGTATCTAATAAATTATACTGTTGAATTAAAGATAATACCTCAGAAAACATTACCTCACTCTCCTCATAATGTTTACTAATTGGAATTAAACAATTGGTATTAGGCAAACTAGGATACTTATTATAATAATAATCAGTACACCTAGTGCCTGTACCAGTGTCAACGAAACTAATAAAATTAACATCAAACAGCTTGTCAGCCAGCGGATACATCCAATGTAGCGCTTTCTTTTTATTTAATACCCACAGATTACCTGTGTGTTCTAATAACCAATCTAATACCTCTACCTTATCAATACCAAACGATTCAGTATGATCAAGGCAAATGACATATCCTTTCTTATCATCAAGAGGACGAATATAAATTAAACTCAAATCGGTAAGTGCAGGATGGAAATTATTGTTTTTAGGAATAAACCTAATAAAGCAATCTCCAAACTTAGCAGGTAATTGAGATGATTTTTCTATAACGTAAAACATATAACATAACCTTTATGATTTAAATATAAGTAAAATTTTTTAGCCCACCAAACCACTATCTTCATTTTGTGGACGTACATAGGAGGTATTTATGAAGGTCTTTATACCAGGAATTTTCTTTTCAGCCTCGTTTAATTCAATATCATTAAATCCACCTTTATAATTTAAAACAACAGAAATATAATATGGATTGTCTTTAAATTCATCATATGTTATTTTACTTATCTCTCTAATAATATTAGTGCTTGCATTGTAAGTAAAATATCTAACATCACTTTCGTATTTATAAATAAACGAAGCAGGTCTTTTATTACTTGGTTTTACTTTACTTAATGATCCGTAAATAAATGTTTTTGGATTTGTTAATGCAGTATTAACTTCTCTTCCTTTAGATCTAATTAATTCAGGAGCATTAATATCAAATTCTTTACCAGCAAAAAATTTATCATTAAACTCATAATAATATCCTTGATAAAATTTGTAGTTAAATGAAAATACAAATTCATCACCTGATGTATATTTTATTTCTATTGTATTTGCTGGTACTCTCATATTAGCAAGTTATTCCTGGTTTTTGATAATCGTAGTGATGTGATTCATTACCATTATTTATATTTTCAAATCCATATTTTGCTTTATTTTCTTGAATCCAAGCCCATTCTTTAGGTGTTTTAATTGGATTAATTCTAACACCATTTTTATCAGCCAAATCAACTGCTAATCCAAATCCATGATTTGATGTTCCTGGGGTTGCTGCTGGAATGCCTGACGCCGCTGATGCTGCTTTAATTCTTTCTTGATCATCACGTGTTCTATATGCTGAGTTAACCTTAATAAGAATACCAGCGCTAAAAGCATCAATTAATAGTGCTTCTAAATCTCTTATAGCATTAGGTTGAAGTCTAATACGTTTTTCATCACTTTGATTTACTGAGCTGTAGTGACGAGCATAAAGGCCAGGTCTTATACTTACTAAAATATCTTCTATAGCACCATTTGTTCTTACTTGACCACAAATAGATTTTTTAGCACCTCCAGAGGCTGATCTTCTGGTATTATTTATATCAGTTTTTGCTTTAGTTTCCAAATTTCCTTTTGGGTTTACAGTTACTAAATCATTAAAATTTAAAACACCACCTTGTGGATTATCTAATATAATAGTTTGAGCATCAATGTTAGTTGTCCAATCATTATCTTTAATAGAATGTCCTATACCTGTAATAGTATATCCTAATTTTGATCCTAATGATGCACCTTGATATCCTTTAGGCAATAAATCAGGGGGTATTTTAAATAAGTGACCTATTACTAATCCTCCAATACCATCCATAGTAACAGATAGTTTAGTAGGAATAATAGCTCTATTTTTAATATTTGATTTAGTTAAATTTTTAAAGAAATTAATTAAATCTTTTAATGAATTTTTATAATCACTTGCTTTATCAGCATCAAAATCTCCATCAGTAAACCAACCATAATCTTGATCTCCAAAAAAATCATATAGTGATTGAAGAGAGTCAGTTACACTTTGAAGTTGAGCTTTAACTTTT